AAGATCAGGACCTGATCGGCTTGGGCGGGCTGGCCGTAGACCTGCACGCCGAGGGTGTCGGGGTCGACGTTCCAGTACTCGGGCAGGACCCGGACGGCGTCGGTGATCTCCTTGGTCTCGGGGTCGCGCTGGGTGGCCCAGACGCTCATCGCGCCGAACATCAGGTCGTCGAGTGACCAGATTGTGCGGCCTCGGACGGGGATTCCGGTGGCGGTGGACTGGAGCCACTTGGGCAGTGGCACCCGGACGTCGTCGTCGGGGTTGCCGGTGCCGGCGTCCTTGAACATGGCGAACGGGTAGCGGCCGAGGGTCAGGCAGACCAGGTCGCGGCCGCGGACGACGGCTGGCACCTTCATCGCGTCTTCGCGGGTGACGACGTCGGGCTGCAGGCCGGACAGCTCGGACAGCGCGATCTTCTGGAGAGTGGTCTCGCTGAAGGGCGACTTCAGGGGGATGCGGTTGCTGGTCATGGCGAGCGCTGCCACTTGCGGCGAGCCGAACCACCGATCGAGGAATCCCACGAGTCCAGCCTCCGCAACTTCAGCAAGAGGTTCGCATGTCCTTGTGGGGTCGGCGTTTCGCGTAGCGCCCGTGGGTCATGTGGCACAGCTCCTCATGCGCGTCGCGATGGCTGATGGCATCGGCGCGGGAGGACGCGAGAGAGCGGACACCACAGCCTGGCTCGCGGCACACGCCGACGACGACCAGGGCGGAGGAGTCGATCTTGTAGCGGATCATGCTGCGGCCCTTTCGCGCCGGCGTGCCTCGAGCTGGGCACTGGAGCGGACACGGCGTCCGGTCTGTTGCGGGGTCGTGGTGTCGTAGAGCCACAGCGCTTCGGTTGCGGCGACGAGGCAGGCGACGCTGGTGGAGGATGCCTTGCGGGCGAACAGCCGGCCGTCGACGCCGACGGGCCGCCAGCACGCGCCCTTCACGGCGTCGGTGAGGTCGGGCTGGGCGTAGTGGGTGACGTTGCGCCGGCGAATCTCCTTCTCGATCCGGGCGGCGGCGCCGATCATCTGCTTCATGGTGAGCGGGTGCTGCCGGACCCGGTACGGCGCCCGGGTCATGGTCTCGGACAGCTCGAGGTTCTGGCCGATCGGGTCATGGCCCAGACCGCCAGTGCGGTGCTTGGTGTCGGCCTCGCGGGCAGTACGAGGCAGCCAGTCAGTCCCGGGCCGGCACGCGAGCACCTCAAGGTGGACACGGTTGGCCTCGTCACGCCAGGCGGCGACCAGGGCGGCCGCGGAGCCATCGGGGTCGACGTCCCAGGCGAGGCCGACACGGTCGGGTCGGGTGGGCAGCCCCGTGTTGGACTCGCAGTCGTCCCACGCCTGGGCGTCGAGGGCTGACGCGCCGGCGTTGCGGGGCCACTGGCACAGGTACTCGGCGCACCACTTGGCCAGGCCCATGGGGCCGATCCGGGAGAGGACCTTGGCGGCGGTGGTCAGGCCGCAGGAGATCCCGGGGTGCACTCGCTCGAGGAGCTCGAGGTCGTAGACGGGGTTGTCGGGGTCGGACAGGTCAGCGAAGCTCTCGAAGTCGGACGCCTCATAGACGACGCCGCCGACGCCGGGCACGCCGGCGCGGAGGTCCTCGAGTGTCGCCCAGAGAAGGCCGGCGCGCTGCTCGGGGTTCGGGGTGCCGGCGATGATGACCTGGCCGTCTGGGCGGGTGTCCATCAGGGGCAGGACGCCGGCGAGCAGGCCGTCCGCCTTCTCGGGAGATAGTTCGCCGGCCTCGTCGATCAGGACGGCGTCGGCGGCGTCGGACCGGAACGCGCTGGGGTCGGGCGGGAGAGCGATCCAGCTCGAGCCGTTCGCGAAGTCGATCCGCTCGAGGCCGTTCGACCAGAACAGCGAGCCGAGGCCGCGTGCCTCGAAGCCGCCGAACTTGAGCGCTCGCATGACCTCGCGCAGCTTGTTGCGGGCGCGGAGGCCGTCCTGGGCGGTGTTGATCACCTTGTAGCCGGGCCGGTTCAGGCATCGGCCGAGGAGAACGTCCAGGATGGACGTCGTCTTGGCCGAGCGTCGAGCGATCTCGACGGCGGCGGTCGGATAGAGCGGGTGGCCGTCCTCGTCTCGGGCGTTCAGGACGCCGGCGACCTCGAGGCCCTGAGGAGTCAGGTCGAGCTTGAGCCACTGGGCGCCCAGCTCGGCCTCCGCGATGTCGGTGCCGTCCGGGATCGGGGAGAGGATCGAGGGTCGGGCCGTCCGGCCGTCGTCCGGGGGGAGGTAGAGAGAGACGGGAAGCGGACGGCTTGCGTGGGCTGCTCCGCTGGCCTCAAAAAGACCCTCTTGCACGTGTTCGGTCACGGTCAGACTCCTCTGATGCCGCGGGATTGTTCGGACGCGGCGAATGGCAAGGCTGGCTTGACGCTGGGCCGCGTGATCTCGCGGCGTTCGGCCCGCCGCGCGTTCGTGATCCGGGCGCCGTCCTTGCCGCCTTCGGACTGGTTGCATTCGGGGCTGTGGGCTGGCCAGGTGACCTTGCCGCCCTTCCACCTCGGGACGGGGTAGTGGTCGGGTTCCCATCCGTCGTGGGGCAGCCACGGGCGGGGCACGACCAGCCCGCCGCATCGGCAGCACGGCACGCCCTGGGCGACCTTCGGTCTCCACTGGGCACGGGCCTTGCGGGACTCGTGCCCGCCCCACCGCTTGGCCATCAGCCGGCCATCGCGTCGGTGTGCTTCGCCAGAGTGGCGAGCACGTGTCCGGCCATGTCGCCCAGCTCGGCGACCACGGCAGCACCTGCCCAGTCCCGCACTGCTTGACGCTCACGCATCAGGTCGGCGCAGGTGTGGGCGAGTGACTCGGCGAGCGTCCGGAACTCGTCCGCGTACTCGCTCACTGTTCCTCCTCGAGGTCGAGGGTCGGGGCCGGGTGCATGGCTGCCCTGGCAGTGGCTCGCCATCCTCGCGGCGCTTGGTGCTTGTCGGGTGTGCGGACGTGGGGCGGGGCGACCAGCGTTCGGGGGCTGGGCCTGCCCGGTGTGAAGTCGTGTTGCATGCGGAGTGGCAGCCTCCGGTCGGCTGCCCTGCACTGGTGTTCGGGTCGTCCGCAGACCTGGCATTCGGTCACGGCGTCTCCTTCGAGTCCTGGGAGGGTTTGGGAGGGTTGCCGGAAGGCACTCGGCCTGGGGCCGGTACTTCCTTGGGTGGGAAGGGTGGAACTCAGTTCCCCTCGGCACGACAAGGGCCGATGCAGCTTCCACGGCGGCACGGTGCGCTGTCGCAGGGTCGTGGCGAGCCGGTGCCGGGTGTCAACGCGGCGTTGCTCCCTGCGTGCGTCGAGGTAGCCCCGCACAGCGCGGCACATCTCGGCCAGGCGCGACTTGATCACCCGTATCCAGCCGGCGCGGGGCTGGCCGTGGTCGAGCCAGCCGCGCCGCCACGTGATCAGGCCGAGATCCTCGAGGCGACGCAGGCAGTGCCCTGCCCATTTCGGGGTCATGCCGGCCGCGTCCGCGACCTGGGCACGCGTGAGCCGACCCTCGGCCGACTCCCACGGCAACAGCGACTCGAGCGCCGTCATGACCTTCTGCAGGCCGGCGTTCTCGGGGCCGTCCAGCTCGCCCCAGCCGTGAGACTGGAGCGAGCTGACCAGGCGATCGAGTGACCACGACGCCGACGGCACCGTGCAGGCCGTCATGATGGCTTGCCCTTGCAGGTCGCGCGATGGTACTTGGCGTACTCCTCGGCGCCGGCGCGGCAGTGCTTGTAGGGCGGCTCTGGCGACCGGAAGCCGCACGCTGCACAGTCGACTGTCCAGGAGCCGTCCTCAAGCTTCGTGAGCTTCACAGCTCCACGCGGGGCGCTCACGATCGCTCCTGGACAAGCCGGGCCCAGGCGGCGGCGCAGGCGTCCGCCACCAGGGCGTGGCCGGAGGCCCGTAGCACATGCTCGGCCTGGACGAGGCCGGCCAGGATCTCCTCGGCGGTCATCGGAACGTCTTCCCGTAGCAGTCGAGGCACAACGGCGGGCAGGTCGGGTCGTTGTGGCAGGTCAGCCTCCACTCATTGGGCGGAAGCGTGCGGCCGCACCCGATGCAGTGGGGTCGTTCCTCGCGGCCGACGATGGTGCCGACCACGACCGCGAGGATGACGAACGTGAGCCAGAGCCACATGGGGACCATTACTGGGCGTCCGTCTTGGAGTAGCGGGTCGTCACCCACGCGGAGCGGACGCCCTGCATCGCGCGCACGTCCCACGACAACGAACCGGGGTTCGCGCCGACCCAGAGCTGCGTAATCGGGAACGAACCGGTTCCGCCTGGCTTCGACGGGTCGGGCGCAGGCACGACGTAGCCCTGATAGGCGGTGGAGTCGCCGTCCGGGCGAACCGCCCGCACCTCGATGTACCCATAGGCCGCGTTCGGGTTCAGCTCGTACCCAACCCGCACGTAGGCCATCGCGAGCGTGTCAGCACCGCTCGGCGCAGCCAGCGGGGCGAGCACCCGCGACCACTTCCGCAGCGTCAAGCCAAGCTTGCTCTTGAGCTTCCCCGAGTAGGACGTCACTTCGCACCGTCCTCGAGCAGGTCGAGCGCGGCACGCACCGCGGCGTCCTTGGACTCGAGCAGCTTCCGCAACGCAACAGACTTCTCCGCGCTGTCAGGCAGCGCGTCGTCGATCGTGACGGCCAGCTCGGCGAATAGCGCCGACGTCTGCCGGAGCGGGCCTGGCTTCAGGTGGTTGATCGAGAAGTACCTCAGGATGGGGGCGCTCACTTCGCACCGCCCGTCTTGCACGGCATCAGGCGCTGACGGGCCACCGGTGCGACCTGGGCGCAGGCGATCGCGACCAGGGCGTGGGCCTGCGCGGCGCCGACCAGCTCGAGGAGCTCGTCGTGCGATGCCTCGCCGGGCTCGTCGTCGTTGAGCACGTCGTCGACGTCGCCCAGCAACGCCGCCGCCGCACGGGCATGATGCTTGGCGAGATCACGGAACGAGGGACGCGCCGGCTCAGCGGGCGTCTTGAGGATGATCGAGTGCAGGTGCGGGCCGGGCTTCGGCGTGGTGTTGTTCATGACGTGGAACGGTTCCACGTTTTGAGAAACGCTTACGTGCAACACGCCGGGAAGACGGCGAGAATCTTCACATTTCGGCTAACGGATCGCTACCGTGAGGACATGAGTAACGTGATCAGCCTCCCCGGACGCGGGAGCGAGCTTGTCGAACGTGTCGCATCCAACGTCCGCGCCGAGTGCGCTCGGCGCGGGGTGACCCAGAGCGATCTGGCGGTGGCGCTCGGCTGGAGCGTTAGCGCCGTCAACGTCCGTTGGCACGGACGGCGGCAGTGGCAGCTCGAAGACCTCGAGAAGGTAGGCCAGATTCTCCGCTTCCCAGCGGAGCTGTTCCTGGCGCGCCCGGAGGGACTCGAACCCCCAACCTTCTGA